AGGCCTTTCCAATCAAAATCAAAAAAAAACTACTCAACACAAGTAAACAAAATTTCGTCATAATCTTTTGGCATTTCACTCTCCACACTAATAACATCTCTCGCCCAACTTCCAACGATAGGTTCCTCACCTCTATAATCACCACCACCGCGACCGTTCCCCTCACAAGTCAATAAAGGTAAAGGGTGTATTCTCCAACCATCATTGTTTGCAATTTTGGTTTTATCAACATAAAGTTTTTTGTCATGATTAACAATGTAACGATATGTATCATCCAATACAGTTCCTTTCGGATTTAATTTATTTTTGTCAGTTGCTTTGTCATACAGATTTATTTTTGTTCCTTCTTCCTCATCTGCATAATCGCCTGCCCAAACGATTGGTGTTTTATGGTACTTCCCACCAGGTATTAATTGACTTTCAACCGCACCAACAAATTCATTTAAAAACCAGCTGTGCTCCATCAGTTTGAGTCCGCTGTCGTAGTCATGTGAATAAACCCACGTTTTAACTTCTTTTTTGTCCTTGTCTAAAAAACAAGGTTTGTAATACTGTCCCATGATTGATAAAATTTAGTTTGATTTAAAAATATAATGATACAAAGTTAATACAATTATTCGATAACAAAACTATTTTTTGTTAATTTTTTCCTAACATTTTTATACTTCAACCCTACAATAACATTTTTCTTGTCATAGTACCTCATATCGTAAGCGTCGCCGTCAATTACTTTATAACCCCAAAAATTTGTAGGTACTTTTTTAAACACAACCGCAACCCTCATTTTATTGTTTAAAGCACTTATACAATCCTGAAAATTGTTACCACTAAATGAATAGGTTAAGTCGTAGTTCTTGTACTTCTTAAGTAGTTCGATTCTGTCATACACTTTAGTGTAATCGTAGAATTTAGTTTTTGGAAGTAGTTGTAAAATATTTTTGCCATCCAAAATAAACGATTCCGGAGATAAGTCAGAGGTGTTATTCAGACGAACACTAAATTTGTAACCGAGTTTATCGGCTTTAACTTTTGCAGATTTAATTTCGTCAATTAACCAATTCATAAAAAACTCATGATGTTCAAAAAACAATTTAGTTTTTTTGATTCGTGATTGATTAATCATGTCGCCTTTCATGTTCATTCGATTCATCCCCGAGTGATTTAAACAAAGTGATGTACATTCCTTTGAACGCTTTGGGCAAACTTCATATCCACTCATTTTTGCGGGTGCGAGATATAAACTATAGGTCAACTCATTGTACTTGATTGACTTTTGATGTTTAGTTGTCGCAGATACTGAACCCAAAAAAGATAGTCCAGTTAATTTTTTGGCTTGTGCCTTGTTAATGTAGTTCATTGTATTTGATTTAGAGTACAAAGATAATACATTTATACGATTATACAAATTTTTTTTGTTAAACTTTTGTTAAGGAAAAAACCAGGACCACGACCCCAGGAATCCAGGACCACAGGTGAATGTTGTTTGGCAACCCTAATATTGTTGCCAAGCAAAATCGTCGCTCCTTATTTTGCAGTTTCGTGCACAAAGGGACATAAAAAAACCCCACATTTCTGCGGGGTTTGTATTACCTATTAACAATTAACTTTCAGCAACCAATAAAGTTTTGTATTCCTTTTCGGTCAAATGTCTAACCACTTCTCTATTCTTATTTTTTTGGTTCATTGGTTTAATCATAATACAATCGCCTTGTCTTACAATCTTATCAATGTTACCTTCTTCAACATCAGTTTGAATAGTCCAAGCGATAGCCTGAATTGCGTTTACATTTTCAGGTTTGAAATCCCACCTACTCACATTATTAGTTCTATACACATCTTGCAAATCAACCCAAATCATATACTCTCTATCGGTACTGGTGTCCTTAAACTTCACAAAGTGCGAGTCTTGCATTTTCTGCCAAGAATTTTGTAACCCTTTACTGAAATACGAGCCATCAACTTGATAAAGTTCGTAGGTGTCGTTGAACTTTTTAGTTACCAACTCCCCTTTATCAGTTACCCAAGTCGTTGTTTTTTTGAGTGTTTTACTATTCAACAATTTAGGTTTGATTTCCTTTACCAATCTTTCCAATCCCAAACATACCATAGCGACACGCCTTTGTTCCAAGTTTGGTAACTCAGCTATCTCTCTAAATGTTAAGGGTTCAATGTCGTCCCAAATATCCTCTAATTGTTTGAAAGGACAAACATCATTTTTAAGTTTTAACAAACGACAACCAGTGTCATACCCGAACTCTTGATTTTCTATTATTATTTTCATTTTAATTGATTTTAATGTATTACTTAATCTTCGCTATCTCTATAAACCACCATAGATTTATTTACAATTAACGATAGTTTGTTTCCATTGATAGTAATTTCTTCCAAATTGTCGCCATCATTTGTTGTAAAGGTATAGTATTCTTCCAACTCACCCTCAACATCTTTTGGTTCAAATTCTTCAGCTTCATCTTGTATCAATGTTTCTAACTTACTAACAATTCCCTCATCTTCATCGCTAAGTATTACATCTCGTTTGTAATTAACACTAATGTCGCCGTCGCCTCCGTTAATGTTTGAAACATTATCTTTAAGGAACTTAACCATTTTGGTAGTTAAATTGACTTGTATTACTTCGGTGTGTCTTTCACTCCACTCACTTTGAGCATTCTTTGAAAAATTAAAGTATGGTTCTTCTTCATCTTCATCTTCCAAAGTGATTTCAACATTACCACTTTCCCCAATGTAATGTCCGTCAGACGCTTCATAAAAATCAACTTGATTGAACACTTCGTGGTCAAAGTAGTTTTTTAATTCATCACATTCAACTTCAACAACTGCGGGTTGATTTTTACCTTTCTTGTCGTTTGGTTTATAGAATGTAAAGTCGTAGTCGTTCATACTATCACCACCACAACTAAAATTCATTGTGCAACTTGTAATACCAAGTTTTTTCCAGAGTAACATTTCTGGTGTCAGTTTTAAGTCATCAGTTTGCATAATCGTGTATTTTTTGATTTAATTGTTTAACAATTTCGTAAGCTTCAGGGTTATCAACTTCCTTTACTCCATTATTCATCCAGGGTTGAACTTCCAAGTGTTTAAGGTAGTCCTGCGGTGTCGGTACGAACTTCATACGAAAGTCCTCAGCAATATGTAACATCGCAATATCAACTACATCAACACTTTTTCCGTCGCTATTGGTTATATTGTAACCAAAGATTTTTGGTATAATATGATAAGCGAACCAAGTGTTATGTGTCATAAGACGCGCACTATTATTGTTCATTGTAGCCTTCGGACTATCTATAACTTCGTGTATAGGTAGATAATCTTCCACCTTACCACCCCAGCGTTTAACACTGGATTTAGAATGAATTAAAGGGTTTGCCATTTTAGCTTGATTTTAATTGTGATTGAATTAGTCCCAAACTTGTGAAACAGACCTTTTGAAAGGGTTATACTCAACTTGTTTACCCATTACCCACTCACCTTTTTCAATTTTGAGAGTTTGGTGTTCCCCAAAACTTCCGTCAGGTTGTTCGTGTTTAAGGTCGCTGTCTTTTGTTACCGATACGCCTGTAAATTCGGTTTTTTCATCAATTTGAAATTCACCATAAAGGGTGTGTTGATTGGCGCCTTCCCCTTTAAGTAGGGTGTGTTTTTTGAGAGTTTTTTTCTTTGACATAATTTTTAATTTTAGAATACAAATATACAACTTATTCTTTTATACTTCCAAATTTATTTTGTTAAGATTTTGTTAAAGGAATTACCACCTGATTTCCCGTCTGCATCCTGAGAAAATTGTTTGGCAACTGCCAAGCAAAATTCGTAATCCCGCGCACGGTGGTGAGTGGTGGAAATAAAAAAGGAGTGTCTAAAGACACCCCTTCCCATTTTACAACTAAACACAAATAACCTAATCAAATAATAACACTTATTTTTAAAAAAAACAAGTATTATATAAAATTATTTTGGTCCCAAATATTCTTTTGGTTCTTCCTTTATTAACGTTTGAGAATACTCCACATCATTTAAAGTATCAACATGTTGTTGTCCACGAAAACGATTTTGTTCTTTCCGTATTACAACTTGGTGTGAACCGATAGGTACCCAACCTTCTTTGATAAGTTCGTTTACTTCTCTTGTTAAACCATTCGGTGAATTCGAATCAATTACTTTATATTGTGTCATACACTTTCTTTTATTAGAGTTTGATATTCGTTTTGAATTGTGTCAAAGTTAACACGATAAAGTTTCAAAAGAACTTTGCTTGTTTCAATTAACAAATCTTTAACGATTGTCTTATCAAGAGAAGAATATATTCTTTTATTAAATGAATATACTTCTATACCACCGAACCCGTCTAATTCAAAATTTACTTTAACAAAGTTTTCATTCCACTCACGGAATGTTAATATTTCTTCACTCATAAAATAGATTTAATTAATGATACAAATAAAAGTCCTGCAATAATGACGATAACTACATATGATATTAACGCCGCCCAATTTAATTTTTTCATAAACTTGATATTAATTTTTTTCTTTTGTTAACATAATCACCCAATCTTTTGATAAAGTTTTCCGCCGATTTCTTTGTACTGAAATATGCAAAGAATTGACAATACTCACTATCCTCACTGGTTTTAGGTAATAATACTTTGTTTTCTTTTAATCTATCAACCACATCATAATTGCTTTCACAATTTTGAAAGGTTTCAAGACCACGCAGGTCAGCGGTTACTGTCCACTTATTGTCCCATTCATATTTGACGGGAATTAGTTTGTCGGTTGTAAATGACATATAGTTTGATTTTTGATTTCCTCAATGTGTTCTTCAATTACACTCATAAACGGAGTGAAGTCAAGTCCGTAATATGCTTCAGTTGTATCTCTCCAACCGAGTTCCTGAAATTTTTTATCTAGTTCGTTCATAATGTAAAAGTATAAGAGAATTTAAGTTATACCAAATAATTGGTGTTAAAGCTTTGTTAATTACTTATCTCAACTTGAATTTCAAAGAATCCAGAAGTACTACCGACAAACCCAGGTGAACACGGACACATATTACAACCACACTTTCTATTCCAACTCCATTTAGTTTCTTTCAGTTCCTCATAATAATCGGGGTACTTCTTTTTAATCTTATCCATTACCACTGGAATAACTTCTTTTTTATATACATTATATGGTCGGTCGCGACGATTGTAAAGATTTTCCAATAAGGTTTCACCCTCTGGAAAAATATACATTTTGTTTTTGTATCTATGGGGTTCACCTTTACTACGGTTGTAGTCTTTGATAATTGAAGTTAATTTGATTTTCATTGTCTTTTGATTTAGAATACAAATATACAACCTCATTTGTTATATACCAAATAATTCTTGTTAAAGATATGTTAAAGGATTTAGAGGAGATGTGATTCTGGGGACCTGAGATGGTAAATATTGATTGGCAATTGCCAAACAACATTCCACCTGTGCGTGCGCAACTCGACAGCAACTTCCAAGCAATAAAAAAACCAGCATTTCTGCTGGTCTTTTCTCTGGTGGTTTCAGGAGGTTTGCAACTTACCTTCTTCGTTTTACTTTGGTGGGTTTAATCTTAATACATTTAATTGCTCCCTTTACTTTAACTTTTCGTGTATGTCCTTTTCTATTACTCATTAATAAGTTGTTTTAAATTCCAATAGTATTTTGTTTTCCCAACTTTTATGACTTTGACACTTACACGCTCTTCTTGCTTCTTTGTGTACTATTCTTGCTTTTTGATGTACTCTACCACAACCCCCACAAACTGCTTGATACTTCATTGTTGGCATATTGGTGTCCATACTATCATAACATCTTTCGGGTTTCGCACCAATTTGAATACAAACTCTTTTCCACTCTATTCCGTGTCCTGCTCCGAACCCTGCAATTGCGTGTGCAATTTCGTGTAGGATTGTGTCCTTAACTTTTTCGGTGTTATTTAAACTTGTTAGTTTCGCAGATAACCCAATACATTTTCTACGATACTTACAAACTCCGAACCTCTTAACTGAATTATCAAATTCAAAGTACCAACCTTTGTCGATTAGTCCGTGTTTATCCATTAAGGATATTGCTAAATTTTGTGCGGTCTTTAGTTCCATATTGTTTTGATTTAGAATACAAATATAAAACTATAATCGTAATACACCAAATTTAAATTGTTAAAACTTTGTTAAGAGGTTATGGTTACACCAAAATCTTCCTCAATCTTGCCAATTAATTTCTCGACCTGAAATCTCTCCAACACCCTTCGGTTAAATTCGGGTTTCCATTCCATATACAAGTCCACTAGTTGTGTTCTAATATCTCTAACTTTATCTCCCGTGAAAACATATCTTGTTTCAGTTTTCTCATCAATAATTTCTACTCTATATTTTGATTGCTTTATCATCTTTACCAATTTTCGTTTCTAATTTTTTGAAATGTTTTTTCCATACCAACATCATATTGAGTTAGTGTATCGTGTATGTCATACAATAAATTCTCACTCAACTGGTCGTAGTCCACATCAAACTCATCTACTTCGGTTTCGTGAACATAAGACACTATCGTTACACTATTACGATTAAACCTTTCAACTAATTGAACTTGGTCTTTACCAAATGTGTTGTAAACGGGCGAAGCTTCTAACTCTTGTTCTTTAGATGTTACACTTCCCCACTTGTCAATGATTGACTTAATTTCGGATATATATTGTTCTTTTGTCATAATTTTAATAAAATAAATTTGTTGGGATTAAATCAAATTCCTCAGCTTTTTCTGGTTTAGCATCTCTCATTGAATTATGTTCTTTCAACCACTTTTTGAATGCAGTTTTATTTTTAACAATACATTCTATTTTCTTGTCATCACCATTCCCGTATCGGTCATTGTACTGAACAATGTAAAAAGTTTCATTACGAAGTGTGTCTATTGTATTACTCATTGGTTAATTGTTTTAATTTTTCTTCAAATTCTCTGGTCATTTCTTCGGTGTCATACACTTTTTTACCATCATCATCAATGTAATAGTATATTCCGACTTGAATGTTTCCTTCTTTGAGTATTTTTATGTACCTCTCATAATCTTCTATTGTCCATTTTTCTACATTACTCATACCTTAACAATTTTAATGTAGTTATGTAATTCGGTTAAAGGTATTCTACCATTATTGGAAGAATAATATCCTTGAAATTCATATCGTTTCTTCCATTCTTCAAAAGCTTTCATTGCTTTTTTCTCACTTGGATAAGTGTCGGAGAAATGAATTGAAATTCCGTCAGGACTTAATACATCAAATCTTTCTTTTGCCATTGGTTTAATTTTAGAATGTAAAAGTATAATGTTTTTTTTATTATACCAAATTTAATTTGTTAAAACTTTGTTAATCGTTCCACATATAACCAACTCCCTTAATTGTTCTAATCGGCATGGTCGGTATCGCACTTCTTATCTTTCTAATATGAACATCAATAGTTCTATCACCAACAATAATATCAGTTCCCCAAATATCAGCCAATAACTTTGCTCGGTTTATTACTCTATTCTTATTACTAATAAAATAATGAATTAACAAAAATTCTTTTCTTGGTAGTTTTAATGTTTGTTCATTATACATAATCTCACGACTATCGTAATTAGCGACAACACCACAACTCTCAATGACTTTTGGTTTCTCACTATACCTTTCCAACATATCGATTACTTCTTCCTTTGTGTAGGTTTCTTTACCTCTCAAATTCATTTCTTTGATGATTAACTCTTTCATTGTGTTTAGTTTGATTTAGAATACAAATATACAACCACACACATTATATTCCAAATTTATTTTGTTAAAATGTTGTTAAAGGATTCGCGCCAGATGATTCCCTGGTATCGACCTGGAATCCGCCAGATGATTTTGTTTGGCAAGGATAATGGATGTAATACGGTTGCCAAACAAATTTCCGGATTCGTCTTCTGTCCCATATTCTTCTGAGTTGTATGACACAAAAAAAGGGTATCCTTTCGGACACCCTCTTCATCATCACACTTACTAACCAAACTAAAATCTTAAATTCAACTTATCTTTTCTCTTGTAGTTGTAAATGTCCTCAATCATTTCCACATATTGTTCAACCGTACCACACGGAACTAACTTGGTTGGTCTCAATTTAACTTTATGTAAGAACTCACTAAACAAAAAGTCTTTTTTATTAGAAATTATTTTCACAAACGCCCTTACAAAAATAGACTTGTTGTAATACTTCTCAAAGTAAGGTTGTAATTCCAAAAGATTATCAGCCCAAAGACGAGCTTTCTTTTCGTTCTTAATAACATATTGACCACTCTCAAAGGTATCTCTCTTCACACCAGTCATTGAATTACTCAATAACATCGCGACTTCCGTGTATCTAAACATTGGATAATCATTCACAAAATTGTTAAAAATAATGTAATTTGGATTTTCCTTTACCACGAATTTGTGTAAGTGGTCAAACGGAGACCAATTCTTTTGTAAAGTGTTCATCTCGGTCATTTCATCACTTCCCGCACCTTTAACGACTTTGTAACGAACCGGACAACCTACACTCATCGCGGCGGTTACACGATTTTGTCCGTCAATAATGTCCCCATTTCCATTAATAGTAATAACTGATGTTGATAACCAACCCTTCTCTTTCATTCTACCCGCTAACTTCTTAACATGACTTGGGATAACATCTCGGTTATCATCTCTAAATTTGAAGATTGAATAATCTTTTGTTTCAAAGATTTCACCAACTTTTTTTCCAACTTGAATTTTATTCATAACTAAAAATGTTCAGTAAGTCTGTCCCCACTTTGATTAGATAAATGTGAATACAAATATAAGGTGTTTATTTTTCCCCACCAAATTTATTTTGTTAAAATTGTGTTAGCGTTTTAAGGACTTTAAATTTACACTTTGTCTTATAGGTTTAGAACCTTTAGTATTTTTGTAGCTGTCTTGAAATGTATATATTTCTTTATGCATTTCATCAGTGAAAATTTCAACCTTTGTTTCTTTTTTGTTTTTCTTGTTACTCATAGTTTTAATATTTGTGTAAAGGTATTACAATTATATTCCTATCCAAATTTGTATTGTTAAAAATGTGTTAAAGAAGTCCTCCAGTTTTTACTGCTGAATTCCAGTGAATTTCCAGGGAATCACCAGCCCGCCACCAGCTGTGATATTGGTTGGCAAGTTTTTTTAAGTGTAATACGGTTGCCAAACAAATTCAGGAGCTGCGAGCAACCAGCGCATTTTAGAGCAAGCAATAAAAAACCCCAGCATTTCTGCTGAGGCTTTCCTTTCCCTAAACCAAATCCTAAACCAATTCAACCAATTCGTTGAAGATTTCTTTTTCACGTTTACCATAGATACCGAACATCTTGGCTTCAGAGTTATCACCTTTTGTTAATGAGTGAGTGGTGTACTTTGTAATACCTGAAAACAACCCCCAAAGATTATCACCCTTCTCTCTCAATTCCCCGTTCATATCAATATGGAAACGAGATAACTTGTTACGAGTAACGGTAGATAAATCATCTTCCCTATTCATATTAACTTCAGGTTTAATGTTGAACAACTTACGAGTAACACTCTCTCTAATAGCATCATCAAAACGAGTTTCACTCAATTTAACAATATTATCAAACATCACTTTTTCTTCATCTAATAAGTTTTCCAACCCTTTACAAATGTCGTCAATTTTAATCACCATATTTTTAGTATGACGAACTTTTGAGGACATATCACGGAACGCCGCGAAGAATGAATTGGTACAACTGATTGTAACATTGCTGGGACCGAATGCAAGACTCGTAGAACCATCAAATGAGTTAATACCTGTTAGATACCCTTCAACCCTGTCATTACCTAATTTCAAGTCCTGTGACTTTAATTGGATATAAACTTTTTCACCTTCACCAAATGAACCACTTTTTTTGATTTCCAACCCCGTTTGATTAGATACTCTATTAAGTAATTCAATTAATTCGTGGTTCTGATAAGGATAATAATCTTTACCCATAACGGATAAAACATTACCCGTATCTTCACGAACAATAGCGGAATGATTAGGTATTACAATACCACTTTCTGTCTGGATAATTTCTTTTCTGACTGTCCAGTTCAAGTCATCTTGATTTGAGAATTTCATAATTAAATTATTTAGTTTAGAATGTAAAGGTACAACATTTATATTTCAAACCAAATTTATTTTGTTAAAAGTTTGTTAAGGAATTTCACGACCCCAGGTCCCTGAACCTTCCAGGAGAAATTGTTTGGCAACCCTAATATCTGTAATACACTTGCCAACCAACATTCGACATCTCCCGCGCTGCGGTGAAACATATTCTTGGAAATAAAAAAACCCCAACATTTCTGTTGAGGTCTTTCCTATCATCAAAACTAAAACTACACTAATTCTTCTTTCTTCTCAATGTAATACTTCACAATACTTTTACCTTCGTCCATACACTCATCTTGTCCATAAAACCCCCAACAACTATCGACAAATTTTTCGTGTTCACAACCTTTATCACAAGTATCTACTTTGTAAATTTCATACCCGTAAACATCACCCGTTAAGTATTGGTCGTAAGTTTTCACTTCACTTTCCAAACATTGTGTAACTTTATCAATTATTTCTTGGGTAATTCTTTTTACATTGTATTCCTTTCTCACCTTTTCTTTTGACACAACTATCCAACCAACTTGTCCACTATCCCAACCACAACTGAAAGGACTTGTACTCATTGTTATTCCCGAATGGTCGTAAAGATACAAAGGTAACATAACACACACATTTTCATTTTTACTAATTCCTTTTTCTTGTTCACTCCAACCTGAATAGTCGTTCGCATTATAGTCGTGTTTATCACCTAAATTATATCTTCGGTGAAAACATATCATTGTACCCAAATTATCATCTTCGCGAGGACTATGGGTATCTTCATCTTGATACACTTTAATAACATAATTGTCTTGTTTGTGTTCATCTACTACATACTTTTCCATAATTGTTTAGTTTTAATGTTTAATAATAGGATACAAATATACAACCTTATTTATTATATTTCCAAATTTATCTTGTTAAAATTTTGTTAACTGATTTTTATCACCCTGATACCTGTCCCCGGATTATGAAATTTGAATGGCAACTTATTGCCAAACAATTTTCTCAGGATGCGACTCATCTCCCGATGAGTAGACAAAAAAAACCCCAATGTAGAAACATCGGGGGGATTTAATCCATATCCTGTGAAAAAACTTACTTTATTCATCTTCTTCATCAACCATATCGTACTTGTAATCAACCTTCTCAAATATCGTCATCATATCATCTATCACACTTGGAGTGTCCACTTCTTTAAAATTTTCATCAAACACAATAATTGACGAAGGTTCACAAGTTACTTTGTTGTGGTCTTTTTGAATTAATACATTGTAGTCGGTACCCTTTACATTTACTGAATACCAATTACCAATTCTTTTAAAATTTTCCATTGTTAAATGTTTTAATGATACTCAAATATACAACTACTATTTTGATATTCCAAATTTATCTTGTTAAAATGTTGTTAAACACCTAACTCATAAATTCTCGGTATACCATTCAATTCGTGGTCGTCAAATTCTCCGTCATCGGGTTCGTTGTAGTAACGAAAATGAACGTCCATTGTTTCATTGTTGTATATCCAAACACGAACTTGGGTTCGGTGGTCAGAAACAAAGAAATCTTTGTTTTCCTTTAAGATACCAACAAAGTCGTCAAGGTCTGAAAATGAAACGTTTTCGGTAACATCTTCATTACCTTTAACAACTTCATCAACACATTCAATTTCTCCGTCAAAGTCAAGTGAGAAATCTAAATAGATAATTTCTTTTTTGTTTTTCATTGTTTTTTGATTTAGTTTAACAATACACAAATATACAACCTCATTAATTATACCACAAATTTATCTTGTTAAAATATCGTTAAAGAATATTACCCGTATTTCCCTGAAGTCTGACCGGCGTCATCTGAAATTTGATTGGCAACCATTGTATCTGTAATACGTTTGCCAAACAATTTTCGACACAAGCGCCGCAGGAACGGCTTTACGGGAAATAAAAAACCCCAACATTTCTGTTGAGGTCTTTTTAAAATGATAATTGGTTTACACATATTCAACTTTAGGTATTTTCTTATCGGTGTAAACATAACCTTGTCCAACCATACCTAATGCATCGTGGTAAGCCAATGACATGGCATGATGACGACCATCCGAAGTTTCGGAGTTTTTACAACCAAAGTTAATTCCCCAGGTAATCATACATTCAAAACCATAATCAGTACCAAAATACTCTCTTACCTTTTGAATTGCAAATTTACAACGACCTTTCTTTTCATCCCAATTCTGTGGTCTATGGGATAAATAAATAAAATACATCATAAGTGAGTTGTGTGTGGGTTTACCTTTTTGGGATAAAAAACCTTTGGGTAACATTGGTTCTTTTTCATCATCCCTAAAAAAACCTAACTCAAACATTTCTTGAATTTTTTTTAATTCTTTTACAATTTCTTCTCTGTTCATAATATGTAGTTTTTAATTTTGTGAGATACAAATATAATGTGAATTTTATTATACACCCAAATTTATCTTGTTAAAGTTGTGTTAAAGGATTTAACCAGTTTTTTTTCAGATTTACCAGCACAGCACCAGTCACGATATTGATTGGCAACCTCGGTATCTGTAATACGTTTGCCAAACAATTTTTGACACATGCGCGCAGAACTGCTTGTTCGGGAAATAAAAAACCCCCACATTTCTGCGGGGGCTATCATTAAACAAAAAACAAATCAGTAATTAAAAACGTTTCTTCATTAAGAAAACACCTATTGATGATAATATCCCAAGTAATACAATTAACCCAAATAGGATAGGTACCTCAATATAAATGTATTCAATAAAAATATCAGTTGCAAATAACAATGCTGACATTAATGCCACACAATAACCAAGTGTCAATATTACAACGAAGTCGAAGATTTTATAAACTATTTCTAACATAATAAATGATTTATTGGTAATACAAAGATACTCTTTTTTTCTTTATCCACTCACTAAATGTTTGATAACCTCCGCACATACGATATAAATTCAAATCTTTATTTCTTTGTTCACAAATTCTTTTCGCCCACTTATAGACCAATTCAGTTTCTTCAAAAGTTTCGTAGTTCTTTCTTAAATAATCTTCAAGTGTTGCAATTGCGAAACACCAACGAGTATAACTTTTTTCTGTTATTTGTCTATTAACCCATTCATCACTCAAACGACCACAACTATACTTTTCGATTTTATCGAACCCTTCGGACATTTTATCAATATCCATTTTGTTGTATAAACTTTCAACAACCCTTGCGATGTAATTTGCAGTCATAATATTATTTTTTTATTGATGATAACCACTCCAAAACCAAACGGATATACTACCGAACACCACACCCGTAACGATATTCAAAATTCTATTTTTTCTTTTGATTTTTCTTTGTTTATCAATTAACCCTTGATTATATAACGGACTATCTTTTTGTATGAATTGACTATACTTTATAGTCATACTCATTGTGTTACCCCTTACATAAAACGAAGTATCTTTTTTAACACCCTCAACACTAAATAAAGTTGTGTCATTTGTCATTTGTCCAAAACTATTAACACTGAATAGGATTGATACGATTACGATTAACTTTTTCATTTGTTTTTGTTTTAATGATTAACAATACACAAATATACAACGACATTTGTAATACTCCAAATTTATCTTGTTAAAATTATGTTAAAGGGAACCAATGATTTTCGTCAGGGAACTCACCATGCGCTGACAGTGAAAATTGATTGGCAACCCTTTGGATGTAATACGTTTGCCAATCAACATTCGGACGACGCAGCAGGTGAACCCATTCTCCTCAAAAAAAATCCACCTACTTTCGTAAGTGGACTTTCAACCTATCACTAATCAAAAACAAAATTACTCATTCAAATACAACCTTTCATTGTTGTAATACCCAACCTTATTCGTTTCCGAAAATTTACCATACTCTTTTTTTACGTTTTCGTGAATTGTCTTAACATTCTTGTTAATGTACTTTGACATAATCTTTGAAAATGTATTGTTACTTTCAGTTACAACTTGTTGAGGTGAACTCACACCACAAAATTGACTTTCCCCAACTTCACTAACAAACATACCACTATAAAACCCTTTCAACTTATGTTGATTAACAAACCTATCGGAATTACACCAAATATAGATACACTCCTTTCTTTTTGATAATAGATAAACGAAACTCCAATCAATGATTAAACCATTGTTAGTGTGGAATTGACCAACTGATAATAAACCACTTGGAACTCCGTGTCCACACATAATAATTCTATCATATTGACCGATTAACTTACCGACTTCCCACTTTGTCATATTACCCGTTATAACCCTTTTGTGTGGTATATCTTTGTAAATTTCAGTTAGGAACTCCGTTGAATTGTCCTTTGGGTGAATTACTAATGTTTTCATTTTGTTTAATTTTTAATGATATACAAATATAATACACATTTTTTTATACACCAAATTTATCTTGTTAAAATTATGTTAATGAATTTTCTACTTTCTGAGGTGAAAAAATGTTGAGTGGCAACTGTTGCCAAACAATTTTCCTGAAGATGCGTGTCATCGGGAGATGAGGTATGGAAATAAAAAAACCTTAACTTTCGTTAAGGTCTTCAATTATTTCAAATTGGTCTTCGGGTAAAACATATAACATTCTACCATCATCCCACTTCACATAGTAACTATTAATATCATCAATACTGACAATAGTACCCATTTGATTAGGTAAAATCGGATTGGGGTCATCCATAAAAACCATTTTAATTCTCTTACCAATAAGGTGAGTGTCTTTTTTAGTTGGATTGAAACCGAACATATAATTTAGTTTTAGTGATTAGTGATGTACAAATATAA